CAATATACCCAACTAAACGTGATTGTGCAGTACTACCAATACCAATAGATCCATCTAAACTGGTTGTTTGATTTGGTGTAGATGGTCCTTCAAAATTGAACTTTTTGGAAATAATTATATCTCTATTTGCTGTATTTGTTATTGGGAATGTAAATTCTTGAGGTAGTTTTTTAACAACTAGTCCAACATTATGTGCTGTTCCAGAAGTACCTTGATGCATTCTAGAAACTCTATATCTATTATTATAATTGTCTTTATTGAGAATTATCATTCTCTCATTACCAATCTGAATAACATCATTAACTTGGAATTTTGGACTCCAAGATGGTTCTTTCAATCGTATGAATGTAGATACACCAGTTGTAGCAGTATTTGCAATAGCAACTGAATTAGTAGTAACAGTTGTTGTTACTCCAATAAATTTTGATCCCTCAAGAGAAGAATAAGCAAAAGAAGTAATTCCAGAAATTTGAACTGCATCACCATCTTTATAAACATGTGGAAGTGTACTAAAAGCAGTTGCAGTATTATTTCTAACAGAAAATGTCAAACTATCAATAGATACTGAACTACTTGCAATGGAAACTATATTTTTACCAAGAACATCTTTAATTTTTCCACTAACAACATCCGAGTCAGCAAATGTTACCACATCACCAACACCATAATTATCTCCAGGATGGTTAATGAATATTGTTGTCAATCCAGCACTTTTAACACTATCAACAATTATAGATGTTCCAGATTTTTTTGGTTCATCTAAGAATGAATATCTTCTATACTCATCATTTAAACCCAAATGAGTGACATTTCTCTTGTAAGAACCATTATTTACAAATTTATCAGATTGATCCATAAGTAAATCATAATTAAAATTATCAGTTTTATTAAAATGTCTTATTGTTGTATATGGGTATATTGGTTTTGATGATCCAGTATCAGTATCAATTGTACAAAAATATGCATAAGTTCCTTCTGGAAAATCATCATTAATAATGTATCTTCCATTATATTCATCCAAATCACCATGACCTTCATGATACTGAAAATCCTCAATAAAGAAACCACTTAAATTAACCGTCTCCATTCTAGTGGTCACACCAATTGGTCTTAATCTATTATTACCCAACATATCTGGTATATAACTACTCTCCATTCTTCTTACTCCACCAAAATTACCATTTGCATCTGGAACAGCAAGAGAATTTCCATAAGGTCCATAAATTGGGTTTCCATCATATGCCCAACCAATAATTGGTGAATGTTTTCTATCTTCAGCAATTGCTTCTTCTTGGTTTTCTCTTATATTATCACCTAAAATTGTTCTAAGATTCTTAGTTGCATAAAAAGAAACTAATTTATTACCTTTAGTTTTTAAAGAAGCTGGTATTTGAACTGTTTCTTTATAATTTGGATTAGATAAAACATTATCATACCTTGGAACTGCATTATACTTCCATTTATGAATTTCTACATCAATAGCACCATCGATTCCAGCAGGTGTTAATTTTACTGAAGTTGTAAGTTGAGTGTAATTATTACCTGGATTAAGAACATCAACCGAATCTAATTTTCCATTAACTATATTTGCTCTAAGTTTTCCAAAATTTCCATCACCAGTACTAATAACTTCAAGAATTGGTGGGGAAGTGTAATTTTTACCTTCATTAACAACATAAGCATTTGATATCTTACCATCTGAACCTATTATACAATCAACACTTCCATCTTCACCTTCTCCATTTTGTATGGTTAATTCAGGTTTTCTCACGTGATTTATTAGAGTAGAAACTCCATAACCAACACCACCATTCTTAATGAATACATTGGAGATTTTTCCTTTTACTACTGGATAAGCAGAAGCATTATAATAATTTGGAAGTGAAGCACCTGCTGTAAGTCCAATACCAATAGAAGTAGCACCTTCTATGGATACCGATACATCTGAATAATTGAAAGTATGTGTTCCTACACCAACACTAGTAAAATTAATATAATCTTTATTTAAATAAGAAGTTTCATTAGTACTTAATTTGAATTTATTTTTATCTACAACAGTAACATAATAGTTGGTGGCATCTGTCAATCCACCTACAACAGTATTTGATTTTGTGTATTTTACTATTTCTCCAGTCTTATAATTATGACTTTTAGCAAAAATATAATTATCAGAAATATTAATTCCAACAAAAGTTGACATTATATCTCTTCTTCTAGTAGGTGGATATGGTTGTGCGTCAACTTCTACTCTATTACTGGAAAATCCTTCTCCATTAGTTCTCAATACAATTCTATCTAATATTTTTCTAGTTCTTGTTGAAGTTAAAGTATGTGTACCAGAACCATCATCTACAAAATCAAGTAAAAACTTTTTATCTATTGCTCTTTGCTTAGTTACGGCAAGAGAAAGATTACTTTCACTATTTTTAGATACATAATAAATTCCTCCATTAACCAAAGAACTCGTAGATCCTGCTCCTGGTACTGGTGCTCCAACAGTTGTATTTGTGCTTCCTATTCCAATTGCATGTCCATTACTGCTTACTGTATAAACAACTTCTTCACCATCTAAAAATCTATGTTCTTGATCTAAGGCAATTTTTCCAATTGTTGTTCCAAGACTTACTAAACTATCTCCAAATGAAACAATTTGAGTAAGATCTCTCATTTTTGCTTCAGCCACAACACCTTTACCATTACCACCACTAACTGTTACTACTGGTACTTTTCTATAATCATATCCAGAAGAAGTCACTACAAGATCATCAACATATCCATCCGAAAGATGTAAAATTGGTTCAAATAAATTTCCTGTAGTGTCAGCAACAGCAACATTTGGTGGATTAATTACATCATAATCTTTACCAGAATTTAAAACGTTACACTTATCAATCTGACCATAATAAATAGCATCTTCAGTTATTGGAGAATTTAATTCTACTCCATCTAAAGTAACTCCAATTGAACCAACAATATTATCATTTTCTTCATTTTTTTGTTCTGGAGTCTTTAGTATCCTTTTAAAATTATTTTGATTTTGTAAAGATTTTCCCTCCCACAAAGAATATGGAGTAATTTTATGACTATCAGAGAATGTACCTATACCAATAGGATATTCTAAACTATCCCATAAAGTATTTGATGAAAATATATTATTTCTACTAATTGATAATCTTATATTATTATTATCAATCTTAGAAACATAATAAGTTCCTGTTGTTATACCAGTAACACCACTATTAACAAGTACTCCACCCTGATTAACATAACCTAACTTAATTCCACTTCCACTTTGAGAACCTATTGATTCATAATAAACTTTTTCCCCAGTAATAAATCCATGATTTGTTATCTGTATTGTACCTGGTGATTGATAAGATCCAGTAGTAACTCCACTTGTTGCAAATGTTTTTGATCTATCTGTAGTTTGTATTGATGCAGATGAATATCCAGAAAATGCAACATAGGTATTTTTATCTTTATCTACAAAAGTATTCTGTATATCTGCCAATAATATACCTGTCCCTAAATTTGAATCAACTAAATTAATATTTTTCCTTATAACATATTCACCACCACTTAATGGTGTTACTTTTAATGAACTTTGATCACCATTACCTGTGTAATTAATTTTAGTGCTACTAATTACACTAGAAACCTCTACGTTACCATCTAAAGGTTTTTTAGTATATTTTTCAAAAATGTCAATTTTATCTCCTTTCTTCAAATAATGTGAAACTTTCACTTCAATAGTTCTTGAAGAAGTGTCAATTTCCTGTATATCTGTTTCAGAAACGTTGTTATAAATCCAACTATTAAACTTTAAATTAGACTCAGATGTCTTCTCTCCAAGATTTTTTAAGGAAATTTTATCTCCTTTTGTTGAGTATTTTGTATGTTTAAACCCATCAGATACGCCAGATACTGTTCCAAGAACACGCATTTGACATGGTTTTGTAATGTCATTATCCTCATATGCATGTACAAATTCATTTCCAATAATTAATTGCCCTTGCCTTGATGTTGTTACACCAACGCAACCAAAGAACTGATTATATGATTTTGATGTATATTCTGCTTTTTGATATACCCCATCAATATCTTGGTACCAAAAAACCCCAGTAGCACCAAATCCAATAGTAGAATCAACAGTTATTGTACTTAAGTCATTAAACTCTGATTTAATTACCTTAGTCTTACTACCTATATTAAATTTACTCTTAACTGTTTCCTTGGATAAAAATATCTTATAATATGTCTTATCATCCAAAAATATCTCTTCAATATTCTCAATTGCTCCACTTGCAGTTGAATTTGTTAAGAAATTACTACTTTCTCCTTGATATAAGGTAGAAAATTCCAAATTCATGGGATTTCCACTAATTACATCAACAATTAGTTCATCAGAAGTCAACCAATCCGCATCTGATGCCGAAATTGTGTTATCCCAAGGTTTATTTACAATTACTTGCTCACCAAAAAGAACTTTAAATAAAATATCTAAAGATTGGTCAGTTCCTTTTGATATGAAGAAGTCTTTTGCTCTAGTTAAAATATTTTCAATAGATAATCCAGTAGCAAATTTCCTATTTTCCACTCCTGGAAGGAAATTTTTCTTAAATTTCTTATAAAACTGCCCTAAAAACTCAAAATTAAGATTTAATACACCTGTTGATAAATCATGTGCTGCTGCACTCGTTTTACTAAATGTTAATTCCTCTGGATTTCCTTGTGTCTCTATTTTCGAGATTCCACTAAATCCACGAGCACAACCAGTAAATGAATTATCAATAATATTGAATATAATGCCAACAGGAACAGTTGTAGAAACAATTCCTTCTTCAGTTGTAGTACTTATTGTATGATTTGGAGCATAACTTAAATTTGCAGTACTTATTGGTACATTACTAACAACTATTGCCCCTGTAGTGGCATCTGTTGCCAGTATAAAGGTTCCCGTAGGGAAGACTGGTAATTCTGTACCCTCATCATTTTGATAGGTCGCTGTAAACGACATTCCTGGTTCAATTTTTGCAAAATTATTAGCAGCAATTTGATTTGGACCAAATCCAGCAACTACAGTTGTGTCAAGAAGAATAGTTGTTCTCTTTAAAGTTTCATCAACAATAAATGCATTAGCATATTGAGGATTATTATCAGTTCCATTACCAATTAAAACTGGATCTCTCTTTGTTTGACTAATTGGATGTCTTGCATAGATTTGTGTTGCAACTTTATTACTATTTTTCCCAGTATATGTAATTATTTCATCATCAATCTTCAATAAACCATAAGTTAATGGAAATCCATCATTATGAATAGTATAGATCTTTTGATCATAAGCAAAAACAGGAGCAGTAAGAACTATAGGTGATTCTGGAATACCTGTAGTCTCTAAATTGACTGTTTGTGCTCTTACAGTTTCAATTTCTGCTAGAGTTGATATATTTTTATATTCTGCAAGATTATCTGCTAAATTAGTAGATCCATACTCACGTTCTTCAACAGTATAATACTGTTTTAAGAAATCCTTAAACAGTGGATTATCTACATGAACAAATTCTGGAATTAAACTACCCAGAATATTTGAGATTTTTACTTTTTTATCTTGCATTTCTTATCTTGTATATTTTGATGTACTTAAGAAACTTGATGGTGGTACATAAGTAACCCCAGATCTGTTAGAACCAGAAGAGATAACATCTTCCAAAAGAGATAATGTACTATTCGCTGTAGTATCTAGCACAATATAAAGGTTCTGTTTTGCAACAATATCATTTGACTCAGGAATCACTTGAATTTCTACTCTATCTGTAAGTCCAGATGTTGAAATTGATATAGGATATAATATTATTTCTCCTTTTTTATAATCTACTGTACCAGCAGCATTATTAACATAAAAAGGAACATCATTAACTATTTTGAAGAATTTTATTACTCCTGTCGTTCCAGTAGCACTATCTGGAAAATCAGTTAAGTAAAGATCACCATCAACCCCATCAATCTTGAATGAAGAAGATTTTATGTTAAATCCCTCCATATCCATATGGAATCTATTACCATAACATAGTTCATAATTAGCAAATTGGTTATACAAAGGAACTAAGTTGCGTCTCATCTTGAGATTGGTAATATTTGAAGTGACAGAATCACCAACTTTATCAATAATGTTCAATAATTTACTATATTTCAATCTTCCACCAAATTGATTAATATCACTAGATTTGGCATATGTAGATATAGCATTAAGAATACTTGATCGTAATCCTTCTTTGGTTTCCGCAAATCCTGGATCATAAGAAACAGTGCTTTCATACTCAACATAGAGATATTTCAAATCAAGGAATTCTTGTTTAATTCCAGCAACAGTATATTTTTTCAATCCCGATTTGATTGATGTTTTTGATACATCTGATATAAATTCACCATTTTGTGGTTTTATTGTAATATAAACCTTCCCATATTCTGGTGGTTCTAATTCTTCTCCACCATATGCAGAAACAGATTCAACATTTGAGAATAATGACGGTATTAAACTCATATAATCATTGGCCGTCACTGCCCTCTGCTGAGACGCATAGACCCTTGGAGCAAGGTACTTGATAGAATCTATGGATTCTATATCTGAACCGTTCTCAGACGATTGTACAGTGGTTATAAGAGATGTTCCTGTGGTAATATCCTTTTCTGATCCTGCTAATGTATAGGTCAATCTACCATTGAATGTGAAATTAGCACTACCATTTCCTTCTTCTCCACTTGTCACAATATAAGTAGCACTTATAACACTTCCATTCTCAGGTTTCTTACCTAGAACATTATCACCAAATAGTAGTTGATATCTCTCATCAAGTATTTCTTGTACTAAGAATAACCTTGAATTTGCATTCACATCGAAGATATTATCATAACGATTGAATATTTCACTTGTCCCAAGTGGACTTGTTACTGTAACTCTAATAGAAGATGTGTCAATATTGGCATTTGGAAGAACATATTTGGCATCTTTTTGTGAATCATCGACTGTAAATGTCTTTGTAAGTAAAGTTCCTTCACTAATTGGGATACTTGTAAATCTTGCTATACCATCTCCACTAACATTAACAGCAACATCGTCAGGAACTGAAAAAATGTAGTCTCCATTAGTGACAGTACCCTTTGCAACTAGTCCTGCCTTCAATTTTACTAATTTTGGTATATTAACTAGACCAACTTCTGCTATATAATCGTTTAAATCAACTGTAAAACTAATATTTGCCGTTGAAGATTTCTTTGATCGTGGGACATATCCAATATTTCTTGCTAAAGATACCACATTTTCTCTTAAAGTGGCACTATCAATGAACGATTCATTGACTGCCATGTTAGTATTATAGGCAGTAATATAAGAATTATACGCTAAAGTATCGATTAATATAGAAAAGTTAGATCCCTCATAGTCAAAATCAGTAAAATTAGAGTTAGCTCTCAGATAATCCTTAATCTGATCACGTAAATCTATGAAATCTAAGTTAGTAAACTGATTAAATGACATTATATCCTATTAGGTTGTAGTAAAAATTCTATAGTTTGTACTGGAAGTGGTACTCCTACAATATCATAACGAATAGTAATGAATAAACCATTATGATCTATTTGAGTATTGATATTTACCTCGGTTAAATCTATTCTTGGTTCAAAGTTTGATAGTAATGTTGATATCTCTTCTTCTAATGAAGCACCAATATCTGGTCCTACTACCTCAAATAGTGTATCTTCAATTGAGGTTCCCAATAATTCATTAAAAAACCTCTCGTCTAATCTAGTACGACATAGATTTATTACCGATTTTTTAATTGCATCTTCATTTTTGAGAGCAATTATGTCATTCGTTACTGGATGTTTAGAAAATGATAGACTAATATCCTTAAATGAACGAGATTTCTTGACTCTAGGCATTCAATTTAACACACTTACAGTATATCTATAATGGTTTTTCATAAATTTCAACTTCTCCCTCGTAATCAGGGGCATCATCATGGGTAACTTCCTGCAAAATCCTCTTTTTACGAGGATAATCAGTAACTAATTTGTCAGTTCCGTGCTCTTCAACCATAAAATTACGGTTACGATCTACATGAATCACCATTTTTATTTCCCATTATAGTTAGAAACTATTTATTGCATAAAAAAGGGAGGTGTTTTACCTCCCTTGACCTCTATAGCGTTTCTTGGCACCATTTCGACTCGTTGCAGAGTACTTAGAGTGCTTACCTCTTCCTTGTCTTGACTTTTTCGGTTTGGCTTCTACTTGTGTATCACCAACCAGACTTCTCATACCCATAGTGTTTTTTCTCCTTTTAGTTTATACTTTAACGGGGCGATTTTTTGCCCCTTAACTTTTACGGGGCTTTTTTTCAGACCTAGATGATTCTGGTCTTTTCATGTCCCAC